AAAAGCATTTAAGCAAGAATACCCGATGAATGCAGCCGAAGCATTTCAGGTCACAAACGGCGGCGAAACACTTATTAATGATGATCATTGTTTAAGAGCTAGAAAGCTTGAAGAAAAAGGTAGCGGCCCTTTAGTTGTTGGCGTTGACCCATCAAGGGGTGGTGATAGATTTGCAATAATGAGAAGGCAGGGGCGCAAGATGTACGGCCAAACGGCATACATTGGAAACCAGTGTGATTCATTGGGTAAAAACGTTGCTATATGTAAAGCTATACTTGATACAGAGTGTGAAGTAGCAGGCAAAAAGCCTGATAAAATGTTTATAGATTTTGGTAGTGGCGCTGATATCGTTGATAGATTGCATGAGCTTGGGTATTCAGATGTTGTAAAAAGCGTTCACTTTGGCTCGACTCCATTAAATCCGTTAAAATATGTAAATAAGCGGAATGAGATGTGGGGGGAGATGTCGTCATGGTTGACTGATGAATCATTACCTGTTGATATTCCAGATAGCGACGAGATACAAGCAGACTTTTGTGCAAGTCCCTATGATAGAGATTCAAACGATAGAAAAGTTTTATGGCGAAAGGAAAAAATTAAGGAGAAATATAAATTCTCTCCTGATTTCGGTGATGCCGGAGCGCTTACATTCACAGAGCCAGTGCGAATTAATAAGAAAGTTGAACCCGCAATAGTAAAGACAAGGTATTACTGATGAAAGATATCGAAGACATTCTATCTGATTTTCAGCGGGGATATAACGCTAGAGAAGAGCAGATGGAGAAGGCTATAAATGACCAGATCTTTGCTAGCGTTGATGGGGCTCAGTGGGCTGGTCAGTGTGGCGATAGGTGGGGTGAAAAGATTCAGCTTACCTTTGATAAGTTCACGCGAGAATTGAACAGGCTCATCGGTGAATACAATGCAAACCCTATCAGCGTTAAGTTTCTCCCTAATGATGAAGATGCAGAGCAAGAGTTATCCGATATTCTTCAAGATAGATTCCGCAATGATTCGCGCAAGTCTGACGGACAAGAGGCTGGCGATAACGCAGTATCTGAAGCGTTTACAGGTGGCTATGGTGCTATGCGACTTGTTACAAAGTATGAGAATGAATTAGATCCTGATCAGAATAAGCAATTCGTATCATTCGAGCCTATATTATCAGCGGCTTCTGTTGTTGTGCGTGATGCTGATGCTAAGAAGTTTGATAAATCAGATTCTACTCAAACATGGGTACTGCATGAATACACCCGTCATAAATTTGATGAGCTTTACCCTGGCAAAGCACCGTGGCCCAATGGTACACAATCAGACTTCACTATCTGGGATATGGATTGGTATGGTAAAGAGACCGTTTATGTTGCTGAATACTACGAAGTAATCGAGAAGAAACGCACGCGGCTTGTATTCGAGACACCAACGGGCGAGACAATTAAGTTCTTTAAGGATGAGATGGACGACGATGACCTATTCGAGGTTTCATTCTATGAGCAAGTAGGCACAGAGCGTGTCAAGTGTCGTTACATTGAGAAAGCTTTGTTGTGCGGTGATTCAATACTTGAGAAGCCAAAGAAAATAGCGGGTAAGTTTATTCCTATTATCGACTTCTATGGATACCGAACATACATTAAGGGTAAGGAGTACTTCATGGGTGAAGTACGCAAACAAAGAGATCGCCAGACGTTTAACAACATGGCTGTATCTATGCTTGCTCAAACTATGACTGAAAGCCAAAAAGAGAAGATGATATTTGCGCCGGAGCAGATGACACCAAAAATAGCGGAGATGTGGGCATCTGATAACGTAGATAATCACCCTTTCTTGTATGCCGAACCTCTTAAGGATGGTCAGGGTAACGTGCTTTCACCTGGCCCCATTGGCAGAACGTCTGCACCTCAAGTACCGCCTGCAGTATTAACATCTATACAGATGATTAATCAAGACATGGCAGAGGAGCTTGGCAACGGTGAATTAAAAGTGCCTGCCAACACTTCACAAGAAGCTATAGCTCAAGTTCAAGACAGAGCAGATATGAGTTATTACATCCTTGCTCATAATGCCAAGAAGTCATGGAAGCACGCAGGTAGTGTTTATCTTGAAATAGCTAAGGAGATTTACGGCGTAGAACGAATGATGCGCACGGTGTCAGAGGATGGCGCGATAAATATGGTTGAAATGAAAAAGGTTGATTACTCCGAAGGGTTGCCGAAAGTAACAAACGATATAACAATCGGCAGTTATGAAGTTGTGACAGATACTGGTCCATCATACAGCACAAGACGTGAAGCTGATCTAGCAGCGATTCAAAATGCAATGTCCGTTACTGATCCAACTAATCCGATGTATAACTTCATGTATTCTCAAATGTTGCAGTCTATGGATGGTCAAGGCATGGATACAATACGCAAAGTGGCGCGACTAACTGAGCTTGAGCAGTTGCTATCTATCAGTCCAGAATTAGCTGTACAAGAAGCTAAAACGGATGAGGAAAAAGCTTACCTGCAACAAAAATTCCAGCAGATGAACCAGCCACCGCAGCCTGATCCTATGCTTGAAATAGCCAAGATTGATTCTGAAACCAAGATGATTCAAGCGCAGACGGCACAAGCCAAAGCAATGAATGATCACGGTTCACTACAGCTTAAAGCAGTGCAAACACAAGCTGATGGCGCACTAAAAGAAGCGCAAACAGTTAAAACGATTGCAGAAGCACAGGAGATTAACAAGAAATCACAGCGAGAAAACGCTAAAACCGTGGCTGATATCTACGATAAGCAGGAGAACCGAGCGTTTAGCATTGCGGAAAGGATCAACAAATCAAGACAGCAAAGGGCCGCAACTGTATAGATTTTGGCTTTTTTGTTGTTTATGTTATAGTTTTTATTAATGGCCCAATAGCAGCCTATAGCTATTATTTATCGTCAACACGTAACGAGAGGATTGAATAACGTGGCAGAACCTGAAGAATTAACCGCCGAAGTTAGCGAGAATGAAACTGTAGAATCACCTGATAATGTCGTGGTGGACAATCAGGAAGAGGCAACACCACAAGCCTCAGATGAAACGGAAGAATACGAACTAAGTCTAGGTGATAGCGATGAGCAGGAATCGCAACCCGAAGTGCCAGTACGAAAGTTTAACAAAATGCGTAAAAGGGCGCAGAAAGCTGAAAAGGCAGGCAAGAGCACAGCTCAAGAAAACGAGGAGCTAAAAAGGCGACTCGCTGAAGTTGAGGGATATGTAGCTAAAGCCTCAGTAGGGCCAAAACCGAACCCAGATGATTTTTATGACGTTGCAGAGTATGCAGCTGCAGTTGATAAACACTCTGAAAAACTAAATAGTTCGGCTAGGCAACCACAACAGCAACAACAGGCGCAGCAGGAAACACAGCAGCGGCCAGTAGTTGATGAAAGCTTTTTGAATTCGCACTATGAACGCGCTGAAAAACTTCCAGTTAGTGAAGATGATTTTGTGGAGGCTGAAAATAGTTTTCGTAACAGTTTCGATGAAGAGTTTGGTGATGATGGTAACTTACTTGCAAACCTTGTTCTCAAAGAAGCTGGTGCAAAGTCTGACGTAGTAGCGCTGGCACTAGGGAAAAGTCCGAAGGAAAGAAATAAGCTCATAACGGCTTTAAAGACTGATTTAAAAAATGGCGGCGGAAATTCAGCAGTAAAAGCTGTATGGGAGTTGTCACAAAAAGCAGCTTTAAAGCCAAAACGCAAACGCGTCGAAACACAGCCTGATGAGGTTCCTGCAGGTGGATCTGGTAACGCTGACATGCACTCTAAACAAGTTGATAAGGCTTACGATGCATGGCTTAAAGATCCATCTATAGCGAATCATAGAAAATTAAAGGCTGTGAGGAAGGCGAAAAATGGTTAAATACAAGGTGAATTAAATGGCTGATAATACGCTATTAACAGATGTACATACGCTAGTAGATGAGGTTGTGTCAGAAACCGATATTGCAGCTGGCTTTTCAAAGATGCTACCCAGCTTTACCATGGGTGATGTTGATGGTCAACGATATGAAGATGTTGAATATCTTCCTGAAGATTTCAGATTTGAATCTGAAGATGGAATAGAGTCAAATCCTGATAACAGTGATGCGCAAGCGTTAACTGATCGATTAATTCCAATTCGAAGAGATAAGTCTAAGCATATAAAAGTTGGCATTAAAACAAAGCAGTTAAGAGACCCTCGACTGCGCAAAATGGCGGCTGCAGGATTTGCGCGTGAATTAAGAAATGCTATTGATAAATATTGTTATGACAAAGCAATAACCCGTGCAAACATGGTTACAACTGCGTCAGGACTAATAAAGCAGTCAGATTGCTCTGCAGCTGATATGCTAATGCTTGATTCAGGATTGGGTGGATATTCAAACAATATTCATTTATCAATCCCGCATTACAAAGTGCTGGCCGATGGTCTTGCAAGTAATGATCCTGTACGCCCAGGCTTGCCACAAACAGCTTATGAAAAATCAATAATTCCTAATCAGATTGGCGGTTTTTCAAAGGCTTCACGCGCTGATTATCGAATAACTCTTCCTGCTGCTGAGGCTGACGGTGTAACCGTAACAGGGTCACAGAGTCACACGGTAATAACAAAAGATGCTAACGATAACTATGTAGATAATCGTGGAATGCCGCTTGTTGTAAGTGATACATCGGACATCAAGGCTGGTGATAAATTTACACTTGTTGGTGTTGGTCGGTTAAACCCTGAAGTTAGGGAGGATACTGGCGAGCTAATGACGTTTACCGTTAATTCTGTAACAAACGGAACTACGTTGAATGTCTCACCCGCAATTATTGTTGATGGACCGTTTAGAAATTGCACGGCTGCAACAACAGGCGGAAGCGCTGTAACTTTCTTGAACGCTGTTAAAAATAACCCTACCGTTTATTGGGCTGAGGATTCAATTAAGCTGATTCCTGGTAATCTTCCTGTTGAGGGTGGTGGTGTTGATACTGTCGAGGCTTCAACTGAGCAGGGCTTACCAATTCGATTTACATATTGGTATGATCCAGATGCTGAAAAATTGTTTATGAAAGTTGTTGTTTTCTTTGATTGTGAAGTTTGGCTACCGTCTCAAGTGGGCGTGCTGCTTGATGAGCAAGGTTAATTTTTTATAAGCAAATATTATAAGGGGCGAAAGCCCCTTTTTAATGGGGTAAATATAGTGAGACATATTTTTAAGGCTGACGAGAATGGCGAGTTTAACAAGGAAGGCCTAAGCTACTATTGTAAGTGTGTTCACATGAACGCTGAAACGCCGAAGGGTTGGAGTACCACGCTTGATGAAGCAATCAAGAATGGTAAGGCTAAAACTAAAGCGAAAGCCAAGAAAAAAGCGGAGGTAGCAGAAGATGACACTTCCGATTAGATCAGTTAAATACGTTGTGAATGAGACGCTTAGAGAGCTTAGGCAGATAACACTTAGCTTCCCTGAATATGATGACGGCGCTGATAGCATCGTTTTTAATTCATATATTGATATGTTGATATCATTTAAGAACCAAGGAATTGTAACAGATTTAGAAATACCGAACTCTATAGATAACCCACTCGGCAATACGGTTCCAGCAGATGACCTAATTGCCATTTTAACGAAACGGGTTGCTAGTAAGTTCAATCATGCGATAAACCGCGAACAAGGTAATAACGCATCAAGAGCATACAGCGATTTAATGTTACGTCAAAGAGTGCCATCTATAGCTAAAAATCCAATAGTCTCCTCCAGTAGAGTTGATTATAATCGTGGATATTATGGACGATGTGACGATGACATAATCGTAACTACTGAAGGGGCCCCAATAGTAAATCAGGGGTGATACATGGTAGATTGTTGCGGCTTAGGTAACGGCTGCACTTGTGACGGATGCGAGATATTGCGCTGTGGCG